AAGGGCCTGGACATCCCGTACTCGTTCTTCGACGAGTCGTTCACCAACTACTCGGGCGCGCGGCAGGCCCTGCTTCAGTACGAGCAGTCGGCCGACGTGAAACGGCAGGACGTGCGGCTGATGCTCAACACCCTCACGGCCTGGCGGCTGGGTCTGTTCATCGCCGACGGCGTGCTCGAACTGCCTCGCGGCACGCGCCTGATGGACCTCCGGTGGGAATGGATCGCCAAGGGCATCCCGTGGATCGACCCGCTGAAGGAGGTCAACGCCGACATCGCCGCCATCGGCGCGGCCCTGGCCTCCCGCACGGACGTGCTGAAGCAGCAGGGGAAGGATTTTTACGACGTGGCCGACCAGTTGGCTGCGGAGAACGAGTACCTCGAATCCCTCGGCCTGCCCACCGGCGTTGCCGCCGCGAACGCCCAGATCGTGGAGATCGCCAATGGCTGACCCGGGTGCCATGACGCTCGACGCCGCCCGCCAAACCGGCGCCGTGCCGGCGTCGGCGCTGCGGATGGTCGTCGGCCCGTTCGAGTTGGGCGACAACGGCGACGGCGCGAAGTCGGCGCCCATCCGCATGAAGGCCCGGACGGGCCGGCCCGTCGAGCACTGGTTCTGGGGCCGGGTGGTCCACGACATGGCCGGGATGCACCTGCACAAGGACCGGGTGCCCGTCGATTACGTCCACAACCCGACCGAGGTCATCGGGTACCTGAACCATTTTCGCGCCGACACGGACGGCCTGGAGGTGTCGGGCGCGCTGGTGCCCTACAAGGACAGCGACCGGGCCTCGGAGATCATCCACAAGGCCCGGGCGGGCGTGCCCTACGAGGCGTCCATCAACTTCGGCGGCAGCGGCATCAAGGCCGAGGAGGTCGCCGCCGGGCAGGCCGTGCCGGTCAACGGCTACCAGTTCGACGGGCCGGGCATCGTCATCCGCCAGTGGCCGCTCCGGGGCGTGGCCGTGTGCCCGTATGGGGCGGACATGAACACGCGGTCGGAACTGGCCCAGGACCCGGCCGTCCACGTGACATTCACAAGCGCAGGAAAGGAACCCGAAATGTCCCAGCCGAAACCCGCCGAGGCCGCGCCCATCCCAGCGCCCACCCCAGCGCCCACCCCAGCGCCCACACAAGCGCCCGCGCCGGCCGTTGACGCGTCGAAGCCTGAGCCTGTTGCCGAGGCCGCCAAGGCCGTCGAAGCGGCCGAACAGCCCGCCGAGGTCGCCCCGGCGACCGTGGACGCGGAGAAGCCGGCAGGCCACGGAACGCCTGCCGTGCCAGGGAAGGAACCCGAGGCGCCCCCCGCCGCCGCCGGCGCCGCGGACCTGTCGGACGGGCGGGCCGAGTGCAAGAAGTTCCTCGATGCGTTCGGCCCGAAAGGCGGCGAATGGTTCGCCGCCGGCAAGACGTTCACCGAGGCCCAGGCGCTTCACGCCCAGGATCTCGTGGCCGAGAACGAGGCCCTCAAGGCCCGTCTGGCGGCCCTGGACCGGGGCGAGAAGGCCCCCGTGGCCTTTCAGCCCGAGCAGCGCGACGACGCGCTCGCGAAGCGCCGGGCGGAACTCAAGAACAAGGTCGGCGACAACCTCGCGGCCTTCGCGGCCGAGATCACGTGCGCCAAGACCAAGGAAGGAACCTGAGAGATGACCATGCCCACCCTGCTGGACATCGCCAAGGCGAACGGGTCCGACGGCGTCGTCGGCCTGATCGACGAGGCCACCAAGGCCCATCCGGAACTCGTGCTCGCGCCGGCCCGGACCATCAAGGGCCTGAACTACAAGACCCTCGTCCGCACGGCCAACCCGACCGTCGGGTTCCGCAACGCCAACGAGGGCACCGCCGCCACCAAGGGGACGTATGAGAACCGGCTCGTCGAGACGTACATCCTGAACCCGCGATGGGAATGCGACAAGGCGGTCGCCGACCGGTACGAGGACGGGCCGGAGGCGTACATCGCCCTGGAGGCCTCGGCCATCCTCGAGGCGGCCATGCAGACGCTGGCCACGCAGTTCTATTACGGCACCGGGGCCGACGCGAAGGGGTTCCCGGGCCTCCTGGCCGCCTACGACGCCACGAACATGGTCGTGGACGCCGGCGGCACCACGGCGACCACGGGGTCGAGCGTCTGGGCGCTGCGGTTCGGCCCGAAGAACGTCACCTGGGTGTACGGCAACGGCGGCAGCCTGGAACTCTCGGACGTGGCCGAGCAGCGGATCCTCGATGCCGACGACAACCCGTTCACGGCCTACGTCCAGGAACTCCTGGCGTACCCGGGCCTGCAGGTGGCGAGCCTGTACTCCATCGGCCGCATCAAGAAGTTGACGGCCGACAGCGGCAAGGGCCTGACGGACGACCTCATTGCGGAGCTGCTGTCGAAGTTCCCGGTGGGCGTGCGGCCGGTCGTCATGTTGATGACCCGGCGGAGCCTGCGGCAACTCCAGGACAGCCGGACGGCCACCAACGCCACGGGCGCCCCGGCGCCCTTCCCGACGGAGGCGTTCGGCGTGCCCATCGCGCCGACCGACGCCATCACCGACACCGAGGCCCTGACGCTGTAAGGGCCCGAAAGGAGACACGCACATGGGATTCAACGTTCAGGACGCGCTGCTTGTCGAGACCAAGGCCCTGCCGGCGGCCGCCGCCACGGCCGCGACCGACGCCATCGACCTGGGGGCCCAGAGCGGCAAACAGGACTTCCTCGCCGAGGCCGAGTTCGAGGTGTCCGTGCCGGCCACCCCCAACCTCGTCGAGGCCAAGACCATCATCTTCGACATCCAGACCGACAACGACCCGGCCTTCGGGAGCCCGAAAACGGTCATCGACAACCTCATGACGGTGACCGGGGCGGGGTCCGCGGCCGGCGGCCCGGCCGCCAGCGAGCGGTTCCGGTTGCCGACGAACGTCGAGCGGTATCTCCGCGCGACGGCGACCGTCCTGACGGCCGGCGGCGACAACACCGGCGTCGCGTTCACCCTGAAGGCGCTCTTCTAGGCGGGTGTGCCCATGCCGGACGCCTTCGCGGATGCGACGGTCGCCCTGGCGGCGGCGCTTGCGGGCGCCTGCGGCCTGGCGGTGACCTACCGCCGGGGCAAGGCGTCGGTCGAGGCCACCGCCTGGCGCAGTTGTCGCCTCGCGGAGGTGGACCGCGGGACGGGCGTCCTGGAGGAGTTCGAGGTCTGGGACTTCTTCCTGCCGGCGGCGGCGCTGGGCGTCTTGGGGTTGCCGAAGGCGGGCGACCGCATCGTGGACGGCGGCGGCGCGACGTATGAGGTCGCCGGGCTGCCCGGCCAGCGGCACTGGCAGTATTCAGGGACGGCGAGGTCGCTCCTTCGCATTCACACGAAACTCGTCGCCACGGAGACCGCATGATGGGCGAGCCGACCGACCACGACCTGCTGATCCGCATCGACGAGCGGGTCGACAAACTCGACCGGTGCATGACGAACCACCTGGCGCACCACTGGGCGTTCACGCTCGCGCTCCTGGCGGCGGTGCTGACGGCCCTGGCGTCGCTCGTGGTCGCCCTCGGGACAGGCTGACATGGCCACGATCACCGACATCGCCGACGCCGTCGTGACGGAACTGAACGGCCACGCGTTCTCGCAGCCGTTCGAGGCGAAGCGGTATTACCGGCCGGTCTTCGACCTGGCCGACATGGCGGCGCTGCACGTGTCGGTCGTGCCGAAGGGCATCGTCATCGACCATCTGGACCGCCGCCGGAACCAGGAAGACGTCCAGATCGACGTGGCGGTCCAGAAGAAGTTTTCGACCGGGGATGCCGCCGAACTCGACCCGCTGATGGCGCTCGTGGAGGAGATCGCCGACTTCTTCCGTCTGCGGCGCCTGGCGGCCTACCCCGACGCCGTGTGGGTGCGGACCGAGAACGTGCCGGTGTACGCCCCCGAGCACATGGACGACCTGCGGCAGTTCACGAGCGTCCTGACGCTGACGTTCCGCATTGCGCGGTAGGAGGACAGGACATGGGCAGGCGCTGGCTCCATTCGCTGGACCTGGAGACGGACGCCCAGAACCGGCCGCTGGCTGAACAGGCCCTCATCGCCCTCGGCGAGGCCGCCAGGGACCACACGGCGGCCGAGCGGACGCCGGCGCTGCTCTCGCGCGTGACGGCCATCAACGAGACGCCCGTGACGCTGGCCGAGAGTTCCACGCCCTATGTCCGGGCCTGGGTCCAGGCGTCCAGGCCGCGGTCGGCCTACGGCGGGTCCCCCAGCGCCTCAGGGCTGCCGACGGCCAACGCCGGCAACGTCTACCTCTCCGAGCGGCTCGGGTCGGCGTGGTGGACGCTCACACCCGGCGCGAGCGTGGAACTGCCGCCGTGCTGCGACCTGTACGACTTC